CAAACGTTGCTGTGGCAAGTGCGAATGCCCCACGTTGAAAAGCCAAGTTTGGTGTGTGAGAGGCAACAAATGTGACTGCTGCATTGTCGGCCCATGCCACCTTGGCGGCTGGGGCAAATGATACGGCGGCAAGCGCATTGCCTGATGCTGTGGCATTGGCGGTCACAACATATTGCTGTGTGTCTCCGGCAACGGTGAAGACGTCACCCACAACAACAGTACCCGTCAATGACGTTGCATCCATAGGAACGGATGTATCACCAACGGCAACTGATGCGTTGTTGATAAGTGGGGAACCCGTCAACGTGCCACGAGTAAACGATGGAACGCCTTGATTCAACACCCAATTTGCGCCCAATTTGCGCCCAATCTCACCCTCAATAATCACACCGGGGTCACCGGATGCGTACAGGCTTTGAAAGGCCGACAAATTGACGGCGTTGGCCTCTGCGTCTGCATCCAACACAATGGTGCGGTCATTCATAGGGGCCAAGTTTTGGTTGAGCAACTTACGTGCGCCAGTAGTCCAAGCGGCGGCGTTCGATGCAAACGGGGTTGTACCTGCTGTACCTGATGCGCTGTAAACATCTTTATACAGCAATAAAAGGTCATCATCCACTTGCTTGACCACGGCATCCAAAGATGCCTCGGCGGCGGCGGGGAAAAAGTTCATGTCTTTGTCAACGCGGGTCATGTCTTGGTCAGACATTTGAAAATCAGAGCCATACCATTTGTCCAACGTAATTGCCACGGTTGTTGCTGTGGTATCGGTGTTGGAGGGGTATGCATTTGATGCGGTGATGGCCGAGGCGGTTGCCGTGGGTGGGATTTCCACATCAACGGTTTTGCCTTTTTGGCCGGGTGTCAATGAATAACCCGTGGTTACATAACGGGCCATGTGAGAACGGCGGCGCAACACGCCAACGGCGCGGGCCACAAGTTGTGTCATTACTGCGGGAATTGTGTTTGCCATGCTGTTTATACCTCGATATTAAAGGGTTTTATGACCCCTCTATGACAACCTCGCCTTTTTGTATTGCTTCGGCATATTGTCCAATCAAAACGGGGTCATTGGGAATGACTTTTACGCCCCTGGCGTTCATCTGTGAACCGCCCCCCGACCCCGCCGAGGTTTGAAAATAAAACGGTTTCTCATGTAACATTGATTTAAAATACTCACCCATTGCCATGGGCTCACCCGGCTTTTCTTTTGACAAGACCACTTCGCCATTTTGCACCAACGTTGGCGTCCCTTCGCGCAATTCCCAATTGCCAGATGCCAAGCGTACCACATCGTCCATCGCTTCGGGTCGAACACCCGCATTGGCGGCGGCGGTCTTGAGTGTGTCGGTCACCTTTGTTGCCACCAATTCACCGCGTGTTTTGGTCAACTCGGTATTGATGGCGTCTAATTGTTTTTGATATGTTGAACGTTCGGATGCCAAGCGTTCGTTTAAAAGGGTTTCTACATCGCCCTTTTCAATCAATTCTTTGTCACGTTTTTGGCGTTCCAACTCGGTCAACTCACGGTATTTTTCTGGATCAACACCGTCATAGTTTTTTAATTTGGTTTGTAATTCTTCGGCTTGCTTCTTGAGAGAAATGTTGTTTTCTCTAAACTCTTTAATCCGGTCATTGCCATCGTGGGCCAAAACAAATGACCCATTTTCTTCAACGTAATGCTCACGCAATGGTTCGGGTACTGCTTCCAACGAATCAACAACGGTCTTTAGTGCCATGCTACGTTTCCCCCTGGGAATGTTGCCCAACGCCGTTGGGCTAATAAAAAAGGTCGTCGGGTAGCAACGTGACGGGGTAGCGTCACATTGTCGTTCTACCCAACGACCATGATCCGATTTAAGGTGTTATATTATCCACACATTTAACGATCAAACCAACTTTTTTGTCCACCAATCAAAACAGATCGGCACATATGAAAGGGGTTCAATCGTGGAGGTCGGCCAAATTCTGACCTATCCCACTCTGCCAATGTCTTGGCCCCGCTTGTTGATGCTCTCATGCAAATATCTGTTGTCCTGCTGTCTCTTGGGTTGCTGTTGATATAAACAGCCTCACCACCCAATGCCCGCGTTGCGATTACCTCATGGGTTTTGTTCGCCACCCTCGCCATTTCAACACGCGCAATGGTGTTGGCCCGTTGCCTTATGGACCGGGTAAAGATACGGCCCGATTCCGTCTTGATCTTGATGGGTTTGATACGGCCTGATTGTATCAGCCGGCCCGCCAAACTGTCGGGGCCACCCTGAACGGGTATACCATCAATGACGGCATCGAGCATTTCACGCCTGAAATAATCGCTTACATCATCGCCCACAACATTCATGATCTTGTATGTGTTTTGGAATCCCACCTCGATCACGGCCTTTTGTGCCACCGTCACATTGTTGAACGCAGCCGCCACCAAATCACCACTCAAAAAATCTACATCGAGATTGACCCGCGCCAGATCGCGCCCCGCGTTGAACGCCTCGGGAATGGCCTTTTTCGCCCAATCCTTACCTGGGCGCACAATGGCGGCCTGTATTTCGATGTTCAAATCATCAACAATAGATTGTGCCGTTGCAACATTCTCGGGGATCTGTGCGATTGTACCATTGCCTGAGAGCGCAAACCGTTCAAACTGTGCCTCAATACTGGCAAGGCGCTTTTCTGCCCTTGCAAATATGCGCTCCAACCGCTTGGCGGCATCATCAATAACGCCATCCTCGATCTCGTCACGCATATCATGCATGCGCTTTATCATGGTTTGTACTGAGGGCATTATCCACCTATGTTGTTGACTGCTGCGGCAATCTCGGCGTTATCCTCGGGCGTGGTGTTGCCTCGGTTGGTGTCCAATGCCCCACCCTCGTTGTCAATGCCCTCTTTTTCTTCCTTCACATCAATATCTGGGCGCGTGAGATCGCCACGTTGCAAATTGTAATAATACGTTTCGTATGAGATCCCGCCCGCTTGCAATGCCTGGGTCAATGCCGTCAACTCTTGTGGCGGCAATGTTGTTTCTATCACATCGCGGTTGATTTCCAAAATAACATCGTCTTGATTGCCACCACCCCACCAAACCATCCACCCCAACAAATCTTGCAAGCCCGCCTCAATCGCATTGATCATGCCTTGTACTGTGGCGGCCTCACCCGCTTGGCGCAAGCGCACCGTGTCGGCTGCTTCAACACCTCGCGGTTGACTTTCTAATACTCGCGCACCCAATGTGGCCATGCGCTTTTCTTTTTGCTCAACTGCCGTTTCTAATGCCCGCAAGCCTTGCCCGGTAAACTCGAGCATGCCCGCTTTGGCGTTCGGGTCATCGCTAACCCACGCGACGTTTGCACCAATACGCAAAGTTGTGGAAGCGGGGAATCCTGCCACCCATGGGGTTGGCAATGCTGTATAATGGCGGCCATGCTCAAGGTCTGCACTTGTGCGGTAATGGCTCAAATTGGCATGGGCCAGATCCAAAAGGGGCGGTTTCTGCACATCGGGCGTCAATGTGGTCACATTAATAAACCGGAAAGGTATGCGCTCTAAAGCAACACCCAGCCGACGCGGGATCGTTTCGGAAACCATCACCCATTTATCTTTGCCCACTTCATCTTTGTTTTTTTGCCATACACGCACAATCAAAATATCGTTTTCCAATTCCATTACTCTAAACTGGTCGGTCTGGTCTGCCTGGTATTGGTCATCGCCCGCCACATCGACGGTTTCAGCAATAACCACCATGTCCATAATATATCTGCCATGCTTAAACGACCACCGAGAGCGCCAATTTATAATGTTTTCGGCGGTAACCATCACGGCGTATGGCCTCAATGGTAAATCTGCCGCACCCTCCGTGGGCATATCGGCATAAACACCCACGCGCCCAACTGTCAACACCTCATCAAACACATTGCGGGCAAACACATTAAATGGCAAACCCTCAAGGGTTATATCATCGACATAGTCGGCATATTGTTCGGGCAATTCAACGGTTGGGTGGCGCCGAAACACCGCACCCGCAATGCCCTGGACGGTACGCGCAAATGCCCCGTAAAAGTCTGCCCGCCGTTTATATGCTTCATATTCGGTGGCGTCTTGCCCTGACAATTTGGGCAAATACTCAATGCCCTTTTCTTTTACCTGATCCGTCCCCGATGCTACGTCACGGCACATTGTCCATTGTTTTTTTCGGGCGGTATATTGATCGTGCTTGGAATCAATTGGCATCGTTTTTCTCTTTGTTTAATATGCGGGTTTCATATCTCCGCATAAAATCCTCGAACGCTTTTGTGTGATCTTTGAGCATTTCAAAAGAACGTTTTTGTTCCTTCAATATTTCCGCATTCATGGCGGCAACATTTCCCAATATCACCACGGTTTCGGATAGGGTTTTTGATACATCATATATTATTCTGGCGTTTTGCTCGTTGTAATCATATCCCCCATGTGGCCTTGGGGGTGGATCGGGTTTGTGTTTGGATTTTAAATCTAAATATTGACTAATCAATTTGTATGCAATCCCAAATATCATCGCCAACAAACCAATAGCACCCGCCTGTAATATTGCGGGCAAAATTTCGGTGGATGTCATTCAAAAAACCTTTTTAATTTTTCTGTTTTTCTTTTTACATCTTTTATTATGGATTGGTTTATAGATTGTAATAAAACAAGAGATAATGATTGTACATCTTGCATTATGTCGTCTTTTAATAACAAAAATTGCATGTCATACTTATCCATGCGTTTGTTTACTTCGTCTTGCTCACAACCCGTCATGACTATAACAACGGCCAAATCATTCCAATTATTCGATGACACCCACTCAAACGTTTCGTCTATCCCATGCGGGGGCAATATCAAATCCAACAAGATGCAATCATATTTGTTTGTGGACAATTCGGCCTGTGCTTCGGGCAAACTACTAACCCGAGTCGGTGAAAATTTAAAAGTGTTGGATGATTTACAAAGTGAGATTTCTATTATTCGGGCTGTGACGTTATCATCCTCAACGATCAAAACAGGCACGTTCATTATACGCCCACCAATTTTCTTTCTGATACATTCCTACTGCTCAAAATGAGCTCATGCATTGTATAAACCATTGCGTCCAAACGGTTTGGCGATTCCTCGCCCGTGTTTGGGATCCAACTTATCAATTCACCCTCTAATTGTGGCAAGTCATTGGCATGCGTTATGCGGTTCTGCTCATAAAGGGCCGCCACGGGTTCGGCTCTGGCCTGTTTTGACCGCTTGGCGTGTACCAACTTTACCGGGGCGTTTCGGTCAATGGTTCGTATCGTGTGCGCCACCATTTCACCACCCTGATTAGATTCTGCAACAATGCAATCGGCTTTCAGATCGTGATACAAACCCAATGCAGCCCTTGCCCATCCATCCGGTGTGTATCTTCCGCTTGAATCTGCTAAAACATGGCCATGCTCCTTAAAATCGACGCCCGACGCAATTATGCCCGTTTCGTCTGAGTCTGGATTTGATGTTGTTGCGGGATCTACCCCCACAACAATGCGCCTTAAATCGAGGTTGCCCGTGTCTGTCTTTGGCGGCTGTTGCTTGCGAATCCATGCCCTTAACCATAACGCGCCCTCGATCTCGTCGAGCAATTCGGCATGAATCTCTTGGCGGCCAAGGGTTGTGCCTTCATAACGCGACAATATCGCATCCCGAAACGTTGGGGCCAGATTGTGCAAATTGTCGTATGTGGAGCCCGTTGTTGTGACAGTGTTCTCACGGCCCAATATTTCACGTATCAGTTTTAGGGGTTTTGGTGTGGTCGTTATGCAGATGCGGGGATCTTGCCCGAGGCGCACACCAAATTGCAGCATGTCCCATGTTTCTTGGAGGTACATCCACGCGGCTTTTTCGTCACACCATGCATCTGTGTGTTGTGGCCCGCGTAACTCATCGGGCTTATAACTCGAATATGTGGTTGCAATGCACCCGTTGGGCCATGTCAAGCGTCTTTTCGATGGTTCATACAATGGCCGGAACCATGGGGGCGATTTCTTCAATATTCCAGATTCGCCTTCAATCATCACATCCCGCACATCACCAGGCGTTCGGCCCACCAATGCAATACGGCCATTACTCCCGCGTTTTTCTGCCGTTTCAATCGCCCATTGGGCGCCTGTACGTGTTTTCCCAAACCCACGGCCCGCCAATATCATCCACACGGCCCAATCACCTTGGGGTGTTGCCTGGTTGGGTCTGCGCCAAAAATCCCAATCATACAGGAACGCCAACGCTTGTGCATCTGTTAGGT